AAGACATCAATACCCTTGGCAATCTTCTGCTGAAGGGTCTGACCTGATTCATATTGTTTAGACATTTTTACCTCGTTGTGGTCTGGTGGATATAGTATAATCGATTGTGGTGGGTTTGTCAAGGGAAAAGTTTATTAAACTTCTCCTCGGAGGGCAAGACCACGGACGCCGCCTCTGCCTCTCACTCCTATCTTTGCTTTTCTTGCAACCATTTTTACAAACTGGTTTGCTGTGTATAACTCTCCTTTGCCGCTCATGTCCCATACCAAGAAATAGTTTGGTATAGCATCTTCATTTTCGAATTTGTTTTCTCCTAGAAGTGCCTCCCTAACGATATCTTCTTGGCGGTTGGTAGCGCCATGGTAAAGCATTCTCGTAAGTAGGAAATTTCTTTTTCTCCTAATTCTTTCTTGCTCTTCCGGTGGTTTTCCTTTGAGTTGTGATATCTGTCCTTGTTCATAATCAAAGTATCTTTTAATCATCTCCGCAAATGTGCCAGTTGACTCTTGCTTCAAGGTCTTGTCGATAATTGAATTGAAGATAGCTGCTGCTTCCGGGCCTTGGGCACTTACAAATTGACCGCCTTTCTTCTTTACAGAAATTTTAATAGATCCATCAGATGATATCAAGTCGGTCTTAGGCTCCCTGCTCTTAACCCCCTCTTTCTTATATGTCTTGGTCAGCTCTGTTCCTTTCTGGTCTAGCTTCTCAAAAGTCTTGCCCTTTAACTTTTCGTTATACAGGAACGATCCCCTAACTGAGTCGATGATATCGTTTGCTAGTGCGTTAAAGCGTTCGCCTGCGCCTTCGTACTCTTCGTCCCCGTTCAGAGCATTAGCCAAATTGCCTTCAAACTTTGTTGCATTTGGAATGTTTTCTTTGCCAACAGACCCCTGAGCTAAATTGATTTTAAATGATTTTGCCCCCGGCTTCATAACTATAAAACGCTTTGTTGCGCTATTGCCAACTTCTTCGTCTACGATTTCTATTGTTACATCACCAGAAGGCTCAAAGGTGGAGATTATATTGTTTAAGATATCTGTCCTATCCTTCCTAGACCCTGTGTCGGTAACCACCATAGAAGTGCCTGTCCTTGACTTTTCCTTAGCCTCTGGCTGCAAAACCACTATCGCTGTAAGTAAATCATCGACAACTGCCATGATGTCTTCATCAACAGCCTCAGTCATCATTTGCTCAACCATCTCAACAAGTTGTTCTAGTCCGAATGCCCTTGGCTTAGGCTGGAAGAAGTTTTCTACCAGTTTGTCTAGTTCTTTTGTTGTGCTGTTCTCTTTCATAGATCTTGCCCCTGCCTCTAAAGCATCATAAAACTGGGGTTGTGTGAGTATGGCGTCGACGCCGGGGACTCCGTGATGAGCCATGCTAGTCATTTTTCCACCAACATCAACTCCGTTCATTCGCATATGAATATTCACGGCTATGTTCTCCACATCTTCTGTAGTGAGTGGTTTAACTCGCAATCCGAGGCTTTTAATCCCATTATTAACTTGATTTGTTATTTTTTCTATGGAATTGCTAGCTTCAGGTATAACCTTGTTGAATTTATTGTATAAAAATTCTGCTGGGCTTTTCCATATCTTCACCCCTTCGAGGGGAGACCCTTGGGCAGGAATTGCTCTTGATATGTTGGAGAGTTCAGATCCTCGTCTAACATATTTTCCCTTGAACTTCCTTCCATCCCTAGCGGATGTCTGAGCCGAGGCAGAGGGGTGCTTGCCTGACAATTTCATAAGCTGCTGCTTGTTGTTCATTCCAAAAAAAGGAAGCCACTCTCTTGTTGCCATCTCGCCCCTTCCGCTGCTCCTGTAGAAAGGAACATTTCCATCAAACTCAGTCTTCATTATGATATAATAATAATCATTGTCCATCCTAAGTGCTTCAACTTTTTTGATTGGGTATGTTTTCGGATTAAAGGCACGAGTGCCTCTGGAGATGGCGTCCATCTCTCTTTGTGCTTTGCTGATGCGGCTGTCAATTTTGTCAGCCATTCGTGCGCCTGCTTTGCCTGACTTTCGGAGAGTCTTTGAGGCGTCAGAAGCGTTGCTTATAACTTTTGCTGCTCTCCCAACTCCGCCGATGGCAGGAAGGGCACCTAATAAAGCCAATACCCAAGAGCCCGCAGCCAAAGTAGTTGGCTCTTCGTAAAGTTTATTGGATGCTGCGACCAAATCCGGATAACCAGTTATGCCTGTTGGGTCTAATAACTGCACTAAAGTTATTCCCGTGTCTTTGAGAATTTCATTTCTCACCTTCATTACTAGAGCTTTCTCAGCTTTTTCCATTTCCCTCTGTCTGATTGCTTTATCAGGATCTTGCCTAACCAACTTTTGCCAGTCCCTATCTTTCCTTCGGGCAGCTTGGAATGGACTTATCTCCGAAACCTGAACTGATTCGTTCATCGCATCTTCAACCATATTGACAAGTTGGTCTAGTTCTTTCATACTGCGTCGTTATCCTTGAGTGCTTGGTGTAGTGCTTGGATTACCCCTGAGTTCAAGTGGGTGAAAGATGCTGGCTCGGTCATAACTTCTTCGGCTGCTTCGATAAGGTGATCAATTAACGCTGCCTTTACCTTGCTTAATTTGCGACGACCCATGCCGGGAACATCTACGATTGGATCGTCGCCCAACTCTTCTTTAATCATTTGCTTAAGTTCTTCTTTTGTAATTTTCACTTTGGCTCTCCTCAAATGATAATGTCAGCGATACCATAATCTACTGCTTCTTGTGCTGTAAGGTAAATGTTGACATTCTTAGACAACAAGCGTTTCAACATGCGTGGAGTCAAGTCTGTTTCGGCACAGAGAGCCTTGTTGTATTGGTCTTGCACCCAGCGTACTTCCTCCATCTCATTCTCTAGGTTTTGGATGGAACCATGGTGACCGCCGATAACACTGTGAATCATGACACGGCAGTTGGCACCAATCTTGCGCTTGCCTTTGGTTCCTGCCGCAAGAAGGACGACTCCTGCTGACATTACTTTGCCAAGACCTACAGTGTGAATCTCGCAATCTTCTTTTACCATACGCATTGTGTCATAGATGGCAAACATATCTACAGCAGTGCCACCGGGGGTAGAGATATAAAGCTCGAAAGGATCATATGCCTCGGTGGCTCCCTCTTCCTGAACTGTTTTTTTGCCTGCATCTTTTAGAATTAACATAGATGCGACAATGTTGCTGCCCATTTCCTCATTAATTTCGCCATACAACTCAGCTACCCTCATAGTGGACTGCTGCTGGCTAGTCTGGAAAATCTCTTCCAAGGCACCAGCCAATTCTTGCTCTATTTCTTCATCAGTTTTTTCTTCTACCTTCTCTTCTACTTCTTCTGTTTGGGGTTTTTTTTTGGTCTTTGCCATGATCAATGTTTTATTCATTATTTGGTTCCTCATCCTTTTGCGGCTTATAGTAAATATTGTCTAACGAGCTTAAAGCCCCATCCCAATCAAAAGTAGGCAACATTTTTACATGCTCTCGTGGAAAACTAGGAAATGCTTTGGCAATAATTGACTTCTTCCAAGCCTCGTACATTTTCTTGTCGATCTCAAAAATCTTAACAATCTCTTCATCTGTCAAGTCTGATTCTCCTAGAGCATCATATTTCATTTTGACGGCATTGGAGAAGTCCCACGCCAATATGGTCATAAAGGTCAACATCTGCTCTGTGACATCTTTTACAAACTTTTCGCTTTGATGAACATTGAGGTAGTATGACACCACCATATGTGTCAAAGCACCACCAAAAAATAAACTACCAGCAATCAAAAGACTCATTCCAACTCCAAAAAAAAAGGACAACCGATATGGTTGTCCCTTAATGTATCAAAGATATATTCAAATTGCAACTATTATTTTATTTTTTCTTAGAAATTCTTTTAAGGACTTCTCTGTAGATAGCCTCTGCAAGGTCTTCTTCCTTGGCTTCTTCCAGTTCTTCCTCTTCTTCCTCTTCGTCGCCCATTTCCATGTCCATTTCCATGTCGCCTTCAGGCTCCTCCATGTCCATGTCCATTTCCATTTCGTCTCCGCCTTCTTCGTCTCGCTCAATGTCTGTTGGCTCGCCCAAGAATTCTTCAACTGCTTTCTCAAGAATGTCTAAGAAGTCGTTCATGTTAAGCATCTTGTCATCGCCGCCCATGTCCATGTCCATGTCCATGTCTTCGTCGTCTTTGTACATCATGTCGCCACGCTCTTCAAGATCAACATCTTCGTCCATCTCCTCATCGTGCATTGCTTCATCCATGTCTTCTTCTTTGGCTTCGTCCATGTCGTCTTTGTCACGACCTTCTTCAAGGTCTTCATCAGCCTCACGCATGGTTTCATCGTCGGCTTTTTTCATACGCATGCCTTCTTCAACATCTTCTTCAGCTTCTTGGATCTTGCTAATGAAATCACTAGCCAAAGGCTCAATAGAAGCCAACTTCATAAATTTACGAATTGTGGATTCGTTCAAAAGATTCTTCTTACTCATTGTATATATCTCCTTTTGCAATACAAATAGCACTAATAAATAGTGACCTACTAGATTAAAAGCACTACATTTTTCATGTAATTATTCAATAATCTTATTTTTTTTGTTATACATAGATAGTTTCTTAATTGCTGAATCTTCTATTTGTTTTACTCTAACGAACGAAACCCCCAGCCTGCTGGACACTTCTCGCAATGTCATCTTCCCGTCTTCATGGTTTTCAACGGCGATTAGGGTACAGTTAGAATCATCTTCATAATCTATCCAATGTCTACAATCTGAGTTTTCTATTGGGCATGATACATCATACTCTAAACATTTTCTACAGCATTCTCTCATAGGTCCGGGTGCTCCTGTGCAATTAAATCAAAGATGTCCTCCAATTCTTCCGGGTCAAGTGCAAAGTCTTTTGTTGCTTGCACACCCTTGGATCGAATCCGCTTTGACTTTTTAACATATCTTTCTCTTTGTACTCCATATTTTTCTTTGAAGTTATCAATGAAGTTCATTATATTCTCATCTTGCTGAACATAGCCAAGCATGAGTACTCTGAATAGAGCACCCTGACTTAACCCATCATATGCCAACCTAATCTTCAAATCCGCATGAGACTTGTTGGGACAGGTAAAGCACAATTGTTTATACTCCGAATTTGCATCTGGGTGGAGGGCTTCGTTCATTTGTTCCTCATTAGAATGTGAGTGAAACTCTCAGCCTGACCTGCTGTTGTCTGCTGAACAAAGCGAGCCTTAGCTTGCAGGGCGTTGATTGTTCTAGCACCTGAGTAAGACATACCACTTTGGATACCGCCTTTGAGGTCAGCCAAGATCGTATTCACATCACCTTTGTATGGGATTGTTGTAGAGATACCTTCTGGTGTGGAGGTCTTGCCTCGCCAGTTGACTTGGGCTTCGCTTGACGCCATACCACGGTAGACTTTATATTTTTTATCACCTGCGTCAAAAACCTGTCCGGGGGCTTGGTCTGTTCCTGCCAGCATTGAGCCAAGCATAACAAAGTCAGCCCCAGCAGCCAGAGCCTTTACAATGTCCCCACTGGTTTTCATGCCACCATCAGCGATGATTGGGACACGACAGCCAGCATCAACGCAGTCCATAACTGATTGGAATGTTGGAACACCGTGTCCACTTACTAATCTGGTTGAACAGATAGAGCCACCGCCGACACCAACCCTTACGCTGTCTGCTCCCCACTCTGCAAGATCGCAGGCTCCTTTGCCTGTCGCAACATTGCCAGCCATGAGATGAACTCTGCCGCCAAAGACTTCTTTGAGGTTGCTCAAAGCCACTTTCATCATAGAGTGGTGACCATGTGCCACATCAACACAAAGGACATTAGTACCTTGATTTACCAACTCTTGCGCTCTCTCAAGGTAGTCTCCAGTAACCCCAATTGCTGCGCCTATGTTCTTGCAAACTGAAGCACTGAGTTTGTTGACTATTTCTGCCTGCTTCTCGATGGTATTGTAGCGATGAACGATGCCAAGACCGCCATGATTATCAATCGCAAGAGCCATCTTGTCTTCAGTCACGGTGTCCATTGGACTAGAGATAATAGGCAAGCGCAACTCTATGTCGCCCAGCTTGTTTTCGGTTGATAGATCTCGCCTGCTTTCGATGTCCGAATATTGAGGCACCAATAAAACATCATCAAAACTTAAACTAGTCACTGTACAACCTCTCTTTAAGCAATCGACTCATCTTGTCCCTTGTCTCTTGTGATACGGCATTCTTTGCACACCCAAGAAAGGACGCTACTTTGATTGCTTGCTCTTTCGTGGCGACGAATGTAGCGTCTGTGTCACCCTCTTGATTAAGGCGAAGACCATATTCTCTGAGTAACTTTTGCTTTAAGAAGGTAAACTTCTTTTGCGTTTCTCTCTCGGCATATATGCCAAGCTCCTCTTCGCCAGTCCAATAGATCTGGTCAGTCTTCAGTCCTTTCCTACTTGGACTGATTGGGTCGCCACATCCATCTTTCTTATAGCGTAGGTTGTTGTCTTCACAAAACTGCTTAAATTCCTGCTTCGTCATCACTTCCTCCAAACACTTTTTCTATGCCCTCGTCAACTTTCTGTTGACACTCAGGACAGATTAGGGTTACTCTCTTCTTTTCCTCGCTGACGATTACACGCCAAGTCATTGCCATCTCTCTGCTGTCTTTGTCGAATGGCGTGGAGCATGTCGAGCAAGAATCAGGTCGTAAGCCAAACATGCCGACTTGCCTAACGAGTTTGTCCTCTGCTTCTTTCTTTGCGTCAAGTTTCTTTTTTCTTCCCAACTTCTTGGATAGTTTCCCCATTAGCGGTCACCTGTGGAGCCAAAGCCCCCGTCACCACGAGAAGAGCCATTGTTGAGATTATCCTCGGTAGTTTCCTCAATGCCGCAATGGACCACCGGGACCAGAACAGCCTGAGCGATTTTGTCTCCCGGCTTGATTACCTGTGTCTCCACACCAATGTTGTGCAGATTCACATAGATCTCCCCATCATAGCCGGGGTCAACGACACAGGCACCCACAACTAGTTGTCGCTTAGAAGCAATGCCTGACTTGTTCTTAACCTCCAGCATGTATCCCTCTGGAATCTCTGTCTTTAGCCCAGTCGAGACGAGGCTGCTTCCTCTGGCTGGGATCCAGTAGTCGCCGTTGTCTTCCGTACAGACTCCACGGTTACCATTGGGACAATAGAACAAGTCCATACCTGCGTCTGTTCTGTGAGCCCGTACAGGCAGCTTGGCGTTGGCTCGCATTTTATAAAACTTTAAGTTCATTAGTTCTCCTTCTTTATCAAATAATCTATGTACCACTTAGCTTTCTTTAAATCCTCAACACCGCTCTTGTGTTTGTATCTGGTAACATACTTAATGATACTACCAACACAGAACCCTTCGGCATAACCTAGACCGTCGATGGCGTCAATGACTTCCATACTAGAAGCATTGTAGTGGTCTGGGTGGTCAACCATTTCTTTCTTACTCACCCCACAACTCCTTGTACTTTTGTACTGCTCGTTCCTTAGCCTTGGCTTCTACCATTACATCTACATCTAGCCCGTA